CAATTGGGCATGTTCGACACTTCCCAGGAAGATATTGACGACCTAAATCGCAACCTTGCAATCAAGGAGGCAGTAAGGGAGACAGTCAAGTCCGGCAAGATGAGTGACGGTCGAGGTGGTATAAATATCAAGGAAATCGCGATTGCTCTTGCTCCCTTGCTTGCCACAGGTGTGGGTGCGCTGGTTGGAGGGAAGAAGGGTGCTGAGGCTGGTGCGGCGTTTGGTACTGGGTTTGCGAAGGGTTCACTTCTGGGGCAGCAGTCAAAAGAGCAGTTACGCATCAAAGAGGAAGAACTGGAGATCCGAAAAACTCTTGCTCTAGGCAGGATGTCAAGAGATCAGGCACAGACCGAACTCGTAGCATTGCAGAAACAATCACTTCAAAACGAACTTAACGCACGACCGTCTCAAGACCTGGTGGACTTCACGGCGAGGGTGGCCGATGTCGATGATCCCACCCTCCTCAGAGAAGCGATTAATCTTTATAGTGATGCTGCCAAAACAGATCCAAGACTCCAAAGAGCGATTGATTACACGAAAACACTCGCGGATGTTCTGGGGACGGCAGTCGATAAAGTTCCTTCTGAATTCATGCAACAGTGGGTACAGCCCGCGATAAAGGAAGTGGACGAAGGAAACAAAACACCCGAAAGGGCATTGCGAGATTTGATTTTCATTGCTAATAATATTCCAAACGGCGAGAGATGGCTACCGTCTCTTACGAGTATCTTCGTAGCACAGAAAGTGAAGAACACCCACCTGAACCTATCCAAGATGAGTCCTACAGATCGCTCTGATATGTCCAACTGGTCTTTGTTTGCAGAACAATCTCAACAGATCATTAATCTCGTCAATGCGCCAGGGATGGATAAACTTTTGGGTCGGTGGACAGATCTTGGGATGACGATTCGAGAAGGTCTTGAAGGCGAAGTACCTGACGCACTCCGAGAAACGAGAAACAGACTTGCTCTCTTGGTTGAGTTTTATGGCCGTGATCAGTCTGGTGCAGCTATTGGAGTGAAAGAAGATTCTAAATTCATGCAGCAGACGGGTTCATTGAAACTGACTCAGCGGGAATTGATCAAACGCCTTTCGGACTTCAAAAATGTAAATATCGAACGTATTACATCTTTGGTGAGGCGCACAAAAACTGGCACTCTCGGGTTCAATGAGTTTTCCAGAGAAAGAAAAGAAAGGATCATCAATGGAATCGTTCATGAGTTGATTCCTGACCTTGCTGCATCACAAATCATTGATCCTGAAAATATGACCCACAAGGATAGAATGGATCATCTGAGAAAACTACCGAAATATAAAAGTATCTTCCACATTACCGATGAAGATGATTGGTTTAGGGCAGCGGAGGAGATAAATAGGTCCGAAGCATTAGTGCAGAAAACAACGGACAGAGGTCCAATTCCTGAACCAAAGAGAGAGGACGTTACTGTCACCCCGGGGCAAGTCAACCCAGAGGTGTTGGCCCTCTCGGAATACATGCAAAGAGGGTGGCAACCTGGAGATGAAAGAAACCCCACAGTCCAAGAAGCACTTGCCTATCAACCGCCGACATTCGAGAGTCAGATGTCTAAGACCAGAGAGCAAGTGGCAGCGAATACTCAGACTATTTTAAATGAAGCCTTTAAACTTACTGAGGGCAGAGTTCCCAGTTACATGCATATTGAGGAAGTTGCTCGAAGGATGCAACTCCCTGTGAATCATATGTCAGTTGTAAGGGCGAGGCAAGAATTAAACAAATTTTACGGAAGGAAATAATGCCTGAAGAATACAGAAGTCTTGCGTTAATGCGGGAAGCACAGGCCAGAGGAATTCTTGATCCTGTGGCACCTATAGCGGGTTTAAACCCTGAAGCCAGAAGTCTCTCGTTGATGCAGGAAGCAGTCAGGGAGGGATTATTCGAGGCGGGAGTCGGAGGAGGACTTCAGGGTCAGGCACAGCAAGCGTTCGCTGGCACCCCCGAAGTTCTGCCTACGGGCAACCTCTTGATTGATGCGAGTCGCACTTTGGCGAACGTGCCGAGATCTGCGGCAAATGTTGCGTCAGGTCTCTTCTCGCTGTTTACGCCGTCAGGAATTTCATCTGCGGTGAGTGCAGTGGGTCAGGGTCTTGGTGGTGCGTACGACATTGCCACAGGTGAAGGGGGATCAGAGAGGGCTAATCTGGCAAGACAGCTGTTCAAGGAGATGACCCGCATATTCAGAGAGCCGGGAAAAACGATTATAAATGATCCTGTGGGTGCCGTTCTCGATGTTTCGGCACTGATGGTTCCAGGTTTAGGTGTGGCATCGAAAGGTCTTTCGGTTTTGTCCCAGGCGGCAAAGACAAGCGGGAAGGTTGCAAGAGCGACAGCTAAATTAGCGGCTATATCATCAAGAGCAGATCCCATATCAGCCACAATGTGGTTGGGTGGCAAGATGCTCGGCAAGGCCAATCTCGCGAGTCTGTCTGGAGTTGCTACGGGTGCGGGAACAGAGGCGTTCCAGATTGCCAGGGCGGCAGGGAGGGCAGGTGGAAAAAGGTCAGAGTCATTCAAGGCTGCACAGATGGGGGAGAGAAGTATTGAGGACGTCTCAGAGAGTGTGCGGAAGGGTGTCGATCTGTTGCAAAATGAAAAGTCGAGGGGGTTTGGGGAGGCTGTCAAGGACGCAACCCTTGAGGCTGACCTGGACCTCAAGGGCATCCGCGAGGCAGTCTTCAAGGAGCTGGAGGATAACCACGGTGCAGTAATCAGGTTCGACCGCGTTGAGGAGCTGCCTAACGGAATCCATAATTACAAATTTGAACTCGAGTTCAAAAATAATGCAGCAGGTGTGAGGTTGAGATCACCGGGTGCGACCAGAGAAATGACGCAGTTAGAGTTGTTGGTAAACCAGATGTATGAAATGGGCAACGATCCCACGGACTGGAAAAAATTGCACGAAATAAAAAAATCTATTGCTGATTTTGAGACGAAAAAACGAGATCCTCTGGGTGCTACGTTTATGGATCGGACACTCACCAAAGCGAGACAGAGGATCGGCAACGAACTGAACACAAAAGTCACCGGATTCAAAAAGGCATCCGATGACTATGCGGCGGCATCGAACGAACTCGAGAAGATCGTCAAATCGCTATCAGTTAAGGGTGGGGGTCCGATCACGGAGACAGAGCTGACGAAACTCGGAAACATCCTAAATGTACGGGCGAGTGGCAACCTCGGTCTCCGCGAGGATGCGATACATATTATTGAGAGCACCTTGAGTGAGGTCACGGGAGAGACGATTTCGATCATGGACGAGTTGGCAGGACTCAGACTCGCAAGGCCAGAGACTCTCGGGATCGCAAGAGCGCAAGCGGGGAGGGGTGGCGGGATAGGCGCAGCTCTCGGTGCTTCAGTTGGATTAGCAATCGGAGGACAAGCAATCGGGGTTTCATTGGGGGCGTTGTTGGGTAAGGGTTTGGGACAGCTCCTGGGTAATGTAACGATCCGAAATCCCCGTGCAGTTGGAGTGTTCTTCCACGGATTGGGAGCGAGTGAGCGCAAGGCCGCACAGATCATGAGTTTTGTGACTGACCTGAAAAAATTGGTTCCCGAAAGATTTTTAATCGGGAAAACGGGTGCTCGGAAGGCGTTGACTGTGGCGGGTGCGTGGGAGATAGCCCAGGAGGATGCCAGGACTAAGGAGGCAGCTAAGGCATTACTAACGAATCTCGGCATGGAATAACTGCCTTTTTTCAGGGATTATAACGACCAAAAAAGGCATTTTTTGTGTAAGTGCAGCATTGATATGGGCTTATGGCCCATATTTTATTTGCTAACAGGTAAAAAAAACACTTGACATAGTAAAGGATAAGAGTTATATTATGGGTGTAAGAGAGAGTAGGAACCGAAGTTAAAACTGGGGCGTGAGTCTGGCCCTCGGGATTCCACTCGAAGGACATAGCAACCGCAAGAGTGGGACTCCTACCCCGCCGGTACCGGCCAGAAAGTCGGGAAATCCGGATTAACACTACGGCACACAGGAGAGCGGGAGCGCAGACGAGCAGGGTGAGCTCGTCAGAACATAGTAGGCTGGGTCGCCAGGCATCGTAGCCTGGATCTGACGAGATACGCCGAAACCCAGGAGGTGCGAGATGACCCGGAACGGATTTAGAGAGTATGTGCGCGAGACAATCGGCGCCAACGATTCAGAAACAGAGAAGATATATGAATACTACCTGAAACACCGGCTTCTTTTCTTCGATGTAAACACCGGCGTTCGGGTTAAGCACGGCGTGTTTCTCGACAAGGAAACCCTGGAAAGCGCCCTGGACGTTGTAACCTAGGTCGAAACCGGGCAACCGCCCGGTCTACCGGACAAGCCGGTACTGATGAGACCCATTTAAACGGAGGTGCGAGATGGACATTTATGCTGAAGACAAACAGCGATGGATCACAGGAGAGAAGTCGAGGGCTGAACAGTTGATCAGGGACTTCGAGCAGGAGGAGCGGGAGGAGCGAGAGTTAGAGAAGGTCAAGAAGGCGATGACAAAACGAGAAATACGACAGGCAGTTCGGAGAGTGATCGCATATCAAGCCGAAAGCATTCTAGGGCATTGGACCGAGCATCAAGAATCGGGATACGGTGATCCTAGGCTAACCAACGCCATTGACATAGCCGCAGAGGAGATCGACAGACTATTCAAATTTTTCAAAGTTGACTGATAGCATCGCCCCTTCGGGGGCAGGGCCGCATACCTGACGCCTCTACGCGGCGCGGCCCAGGCAACGGAGGATTGACCTCCGGCTAAGACAGGTAACCAGGAGGTGAGTGATGACGATACGCGCGTACAGAGATGAGGTCAGGACATCTATCCTCCCACAGCATGACGTTGACGACAAAAAGGTTTTATCAATACGCGATGCATACAGGCGAGGGGTTGCGATGCCGCTGCCGCTGGTCGTGGAGGATTTGGGGGGCGGCGCATTGGTGCTGGACGGACACCACAGATTCTCCGCTCTGAGGGATATCGGGGAGTCGCAGACTGAGGCGTGGGTTGTCAGCAGCGATGATTTTGATAGACTGATCGAGGACGAGTTTTACGGAGAGGTTCCGAGCGATATCACGTCACTGGATGATCACATCATCATAGACAACGACACATACAAAAGAGAGGAGTAGCCATGAGTAATTTTTCTCGCAGTACGAGTGCCGAGGTCCAGAATCTTATCGGCAGACATATTGGTGATCTGGGTGACGGCATCGAGTGGGATCAACGCTGGCCCGTGGTGGATCGAGACACGCTGGAGGTTGTTGGGGTTAGTGACGGCTCCTTCGTGGAGATGGCATCAGGTGTATGGGATATTGAGGACGATGAATATGACCTCGCGAACATAGTCGTAGACGGCGCGAGGGCTAGGCTTGTAGATGTCGGGTCAGATCATGCGTGTGATGTTTTCGTGCTAAGGTAAAAATAACACTTGATATGTAGGATTTAGTTTACTACAGTTTTGTACGAAATAGGCCCACTCCACTATTCCGTACAGACCTATGGTGAATTTTGACAGAGAGTATATAATCGAGGAGGAGGACGAGATGACGTTTGACGAGCAACTCGCAAAACTGGCGATTAGGATTCGGGCAACCCGCAAGGACAGGGGGTTGACCCTTCAAGAAGCCGCTACGAGGGGCGGCTGGAAACACAAGCAAAACTGGGTGCACCTTGAGAAGGGCAACGGCATGACGCACAGGACGCTTTGCCGTATCGCAAGGGCACTTGACGTATCGGTAGCGGATCTCATCAACGGAGGTGAGTAATGCCGCGCGGTGATGCAGTTGATGGTGGGGGAGCCTGACACTGCGGAGCGCGGCAACCGCTCGGGGCGGTTCCTAGAGGATTTTTCTCAGGGGATAGGAGCCGTCCCGGGCATCGAATTGACATCCCAAATTTCCCCACCCCAAACTGGAGGTAGCGATGAAGCAGGGACGTAGTATTGCAGATCTGGCCACGGAACTCGGGCGTCAGAGAGACGCCAAGCGGGATTTCGTTGCAGACACTAGAGTGATGGTGATGGAGGGTGCGGAGAATCTGTCCATTGAGGATGTTGGACGCTTCGGAATGCGTCCCACGTTTCACAGGCAGATTTCATCTAGGCTGAATATTCCGCAGAAGTATTACGACAGGATGCTGGCCGATGCGCCTGGGTTGCTGTCGGATAACGTCAACCACTGGTTTCAGCACAACCCTCAGTCCAGGATGGTGAGAACGCTGGACGATAAGGCTCGGGCGTTTTTGTCCAACCGTTATCGGCCCATCGATAATTATGATATGGCTGAAGTTGTTCTGCCCATTTTTGAGGAGGTAGGCGTTGAGGTCAGGTCGGCGGAGGTGACAGAATCTAGGATGTATATCAAGGGAGTCGCGTACCACGTCAATGCCGAGGTTGAGGTTGGCGATCTTGTTGCAGCTGGAGTGATCGCATCCAATTCCGAGATCGGACTTGGGAGCTGGAAGATCTCCGCTTTTATCGAGCGTCTTGTTTGCAAAAACGGGATGGTCGGTACCAAGGAGTTGGTCAAATACCACACGGGCCAAGGAAACGGTGACGGCGATGGCCATGAGTTTTTCAAGTCCGACACCCTGAAAGCAGATGACAAGGCGCTTTTCCTGAAGACCCGTGACGTTGTGGAGGGGTTACTGTCTCAGGCCAAAATCGAAGACGCGGCGCTGAAGTTTCGGGGGTTGACGGATGACAGGATTGTCGGCGATCCGGTCAAGGCGGTGGAGGTCTTGTCGACCAAACTTGACCTATCAGACCATGAGCGCGGAGGCGTGCTGAAGCACTTGATTCAGGGCGGCGACCTGAGTGCGTGGGGTGTCGTCAACGCAGTCACGCGTCAGGCCGAGGACGTGGAGTCGTACGACCGCGCTACAGAGATCGAGGGCGCGGGTTTCAAGGCTGTCGAACTACCGCAGAGCGAATGGGCCGAGGTGCTGAGAGCCGGAGTCAACTAATCCACAGGGCCATCCCAACCCCCGAGGAGACAAAAAATGAGTGAATTGGAAATTGCAACGGACGTGATGCCGTCACAATGCGTCTTCGGATCATCTGATCCAATCGAGGCACTGTCTGAGGCGTCAAGGGTTGTGAAGTACATGGTCCAGCACTGCAAGGGTGCGGAATATATCGCAAGCATCCAGGGCCGCAATTATCCGAAGGTCGAGTGGTGGACAACGGCGGGGATGGGGCTTTCCCTCTTCCCGAGGGAAGAGAAAAATACTCGAATCGTGCGGGACGATCCAAGCGAGATTATTTACGAGGCGGTGGTGGCAGTCTACCGGGGAGATCAACTCATCACCCGTGCCTCTGCGATAGTTTCGAGCAACGAGAAGAGTTGGAGAAATCGAGATGAGTATGCGATCAAGTCTATGGCGACTACACGGGCCACGGGCAAGGCATACCGGATCGGTCTTTCCGGTCTTGCGGTCATGGCAGGGCTTGAGGCAACCCCAGCGGAGGAGGTGCCGAAAGAGGGATTTAAGCAGACTCCACCCGTCACAAACGGGGCTACGAAAAAACAGATCGGTATGATCACAGGTCTGAGCAGGGCTGATGAGATTAGTGATGCCGTGAGGGAGAGGGTTGAGGTGTTACTGGCAAACGGTCTGGACAAGGCGAAGGCAAGCGAGATGATCGAGAGCCTTCAAACGCAGATCGAAAAGGGACAGGAGGCTTGAGATGCTTGATGCTGATCGGCAGAAATGGGAGACTGTGATGGAGCAGTGGAGGCAGATCTGTGATGTCTGCGGCACGCCAACTGAGGGACAGTCGCACGGCGCGTGCAGGTTGTCGGGCTACGAGGACACGTTGCAGCCCGAAGAGGAATAAGGCCGGACCACCCTTGTTCACACGCTTCCTTTGGGGGACACTCTCAGATCTGAGAGTGTCCCCCAAACCAGAGGTATCGCTTACAGATAAGAATATTCCAGGAATTGGTTTATCTGTAAGCATCCTCGAATCCACATAAAGTACTGTCGATACCGTCAATATTGTCGACGACGTGGAAAAACAACAGGTTATAAATCGACAACATGCCGACAGCATTCTTGAGGGCCTCAATACTGTCGAAACACCGCCGGCGCCTAACTCATTGCTGCACAAGGGCGCCGACGGCATTGACAGTGACGACGGTATTTTACCTACCCCTGAGACTGAGTTCGCAGAGCGGGCTGAACACGAGGCGAGGCGGATTGCAGAGCTGCCGGAATCAGAGCAAGATGAGGCTCTAGAGGTTTTCGAGAAGCAATGTGCCGAGTTTGATGGGTTACCTGAAGAAACCAAGCGAAAAGTGTTGGTTGTTAAGAGCTGAGAATCTCAAATCAATGTAATAACGAGTAGTCTAAAAGCGAGGCCAGAAGCCCTATTGAGAAAGGAGGACGTCAAAGAGGGACGAAAAGTCGGTGTGAAGATATACCCTTCTTATGCGTTGGGTGGCGGAGTAACCTGAAAAAAAGTAACACGAAAAACAGTTCACAAAAGGAGGATACGATGTCCAAAGTGTATCCCCATCTGGAGGGGCGCCAATGAAACAAGCACAAGCAGGTCAGTTCCACCTATATCCTGGATATTTATGTAGATCCAGAGAAGTAGCTACATAAATCTGAATATTTATGTAGCTGGGAGGTGTAATGGGAAAATATGTTCTGAGGATGGAATTTGACCGGATGCTGCCCCAGCTGAATACCGGACACACCAGGAGACATTGGTCTGTGGGCCACAGAGAGGCCCGTAGGTGGACGGAAAGGTTAAGGGTGGGTATGCTTATGGGCAGACATAAAAGGCCGCCAAAACCTCTTAAAATGGCTCTGGTGAGATTGTGGCGCAAATCCAGCCGCCAGCCAGACTTTGACAACTTGGTCATGTCGTTCAAACCCGTGGTTGATGCGCTCGTCAAATTGGGCTTGATCGAGGATGATGGCCCGTCCCATCTGGACAGAGAGTATCTATGGGAGACGGCACCACCGAGGCAGGGATCAATCGTGATCGAATTGACAGAGGTGTGACAGCCTAGTATCGCTTACAGATAAGAATATTCCTGGTTTGTTTATCTGTAAGCAACATAGGGAAAGAGCAAAGCGTGGGGAAAAAGGGCCGGGCCTTACGGGCAAACATGCACGGGGGATAAGAATCGAGGGAACTCAAGCACGGCACCCCCGGCTTCCCACGAAACCCAGGGGGAGACAGATGAGGCAACTAGACCGAGAGGTCAGGGACAAGATCACCAAGATGGATATCCGCATAGACTACCTCAGACACAGGATAGACAATAGCGATGAGCCGTCACGCGTAAAATGGGATCTGATTGAGGAGCGACACAGATTTGTGCTTATGCGATGGGAGTTGATGAGGGATTATGGCCTCGCTCAATCGTTGCCAAAACTGACGGGTTCGGAGGAATTTATCTTCGTAAGGGGGTCAACCGATGTTTGAATACCGGGCAGAGCTGGTGAGGATCGTGGACGGTGACACTCTGGACGCCGACATAGATCTGGGATTTGATGTCCACGTCAAAAAACGCATCAGACTCTACGGCGTAAACACGCCTGAGAGTAGGACAAGAGACCTGGCGGAGAAGGCAAGAGGCAAGGCGGCAACGCTATATGTTGAGGGTTGGTTCATCGCCCATTGCGAACGCGGTGTAGAGTTCACACTCCTGTCGAAGGAGTTGGGCAAGTTTGGTCGTGTGCTGGGAATTGTGAAAGTGGAGGAGGGGGTTATAACTGATTCCAGAACTCTAAATGAAGATCTTATTACTGATGGACACGCCGTAGAATACTTTGGAGGCAAACGGTGAAAATTTACCTTGATTTTGCCTGAATAATTTCGTATACTTGTATCGAGTGAACGCCGTGAGCATCGCACAACCTCCTATATATCTCCCAATGGCCCGGGTTACCCGAGAGGGAACCCAACCTGTCACGGCGGGTTACTCAAGCCATTGGGAGATATTTTTTTACCTGTGAGTGGAGAAAAATATGTATTCGGGGACACGGCGATGGTTGAAACTATACAAGGCGATACAGCAAAAACCTGTATGGGTTATGCCGCCTCTTTACTTTAAAATCTGGATGTGGATTCTCATGAATGCGGACGATGAGACGGGTCAGATCCAGACGAGCCTGGACAAGATAGCGTCCGATGTTGCATGGGATGCGCGTAATAATTTCAAGAAACCGTCCAAACCTACCGTTAAACGTGCTCTTCACGAGCTGGAGATTGTTGACAGCATAATCACCGAGGTAGTTTACAGATCGTTTACACGAATAACCGTTGTGAATTGGTCACAATACCAGCAATCTAAGTCTGATGGATTACAAGAAAAAGCACAGGAGGCGTTACAGGAAAAGTTAAACATCAGAGAAGAGAAGATAAGAGAAGAGAAGATAAGAGAAGAGAAGAAAAAGAATAAAGACACAGACAAAGACTTCCCGTCTCTCTGGAAATTCTTTAGGGAAAAGATCAAACCCAACGGCAAGGACACAGCACCGATCAGGAAAAGAGCACTGATAAAAATCATTGCCAGAAAATCAAGTGGCTTCACCGGAGAGGAATTGATGACGGCGCTAGTCAATTTCGCTCAGGACAAGTGGCAGATGGAAAATAACGCCCATAGGGGATTGGATTGGATCTTTGACAAGGACCAGAGAGTCGATCAATTCCTGAATCCTAATGACGCGCAGGTTGAGGAAAAGGCAGAGCAAAGGAAAATCCGTGAACGGGAAAACAACCGCCTGAATAGGGAGAGACACGCATGGAAACAGCAGATAGAGCCGGACCCGCTGACTCAGGTCTTAGGTCAATAGTGTCACCGGACCTTTTCGACCGAGGTCTGTTAACGGTGGCAGTTAAGGCGTTGTCAAAACGCTGGGGAGTAGACTATGAATCTGCTCATGCCAGAATATTGGTGTGGGGCCGTGACAACCCGCATCCCGAGGAGCAGTCCAGATACACAGCACCACCGCTACCCGATTGGGTGACTGAATGAGCAAGAAACCAGTGACAGCTGAGGAACGACAGCACCTCGAAAAAATAAAAAGTTTACCGTGCACCTTGTGCGGAGTTGAGGGCATGAGCGAGGCGCACCATGTGGGAACCTCGATGGGAGTTCCCAAAAATCATTGGGCGACAATACCTCTGTGTGGCCCAGGGAGTGGATGGAAAAAAGGCTGCCACGAATTCCTCCATGAACACGGTAGACGGTTCAGGGCGTGGGAGGACAGGACTGTAGGGGAGACCGTGATAGAAATCTATGGGGATCTGGATATAGATAAACTCGCAAAAAAGAGGGATTAGGAGATGACGGATGCCGTGACTCTGACAGGCGATGAGGTCATAAAGGAGATATGGAAAAAGGCGGTTCTGCGCCAAAATTCCTGGCATGAAACGAACCAAAAAGCGGACCCTACGAAAACAGATTTACAGATCAACTTTATGGGGGTCGCTGGTGAGATCTCTACCTGTGACCTGTTTCAGGTATCGCATGATATGGTGGCCACAGACAAGCCGGATGACGGAGTAGACCTGGAGGTCAAGGGCTTGAGGTTCTCGATCAAGGCAACTGGCACACCCGGGATCATATTTACCGATAAACAGTTCGAGGAGAAGAAGTTTCTCAAATGTGACTATATTATACCCTGGAATTATAAATCGAATATAACGTGGTCTGCATCAGAAAAACAGCCAACAGGTGCAGCTAAAATAGAGATGATCTGCCTCGGGTATGCCACGCCAGAGTTTTATATCGACAACGCGAAACCCTGGTGGAACAAAAGACAAAACAAATACTCAGGCATGTTTTTGGACGGGCGATATCTCTACGATATCAGCATTTTAAAGGATCTGATGAAATGAAAACCACCAATATATCTGTTGCTTTGGAGATAGTCAGGAAGATGGCAACCGAAGATAAAATCGAATTTGCGCTAGTCCACAAAAACGGTATATATGAGATCGTTGAGATTCAGGTGCACCCCGATCCCGATGCGCCACTTGAGAGCTGGCATGACAGGGTCTGAGTCCACGGTGGAAACCATCAAGCAATGTGCTGATCTGCTCAGAGGATTTGGCCTTGAGGAGATGGAAATATTGCGTGCGCTGTGGCTCAAACCGGATTGGTGTAAGGCTCTGGATGAGGCACTTGACGAGGAGTGGTCTTGACAATTTATCATGAGGGAAATACCCATGTCTGACTTAACTGTAATTTCTCTGGGTGCTGGTGTGCAATCAACCGCCCTATATCTAATGTCGTGCATGGGTGAAATAAACAGGGCAGACGCAGCAATTTTTGCTGATACGGGGTGGGAGCCAAAAGCAGTTTACGATCATCTGGAGTGGCTGATTGATTGGTCGAATGAGCATGGTGGGGTGCCGATTGAGGTTGTGAGTAAGGGCAACATCAGAGATGACGTGCTAAATCATGTTAGCGGAGCTGCAAAATGGAGCAATGGGCAACCTCCATTTTATGTCATAAATAGGGAGACAAAGGATGGGATGTCTCCCGACACAGGAGGTTCTCTCTGGCGTAAATGCACAAAAAACTATAAGATCGACCCGATCCATGCCAAAATCCGTGAGATGTTGGGCTACGAGACAGGGCAACGGGTCAAGGAAACGGTCACGCAGCTGATGGGCATATCAGTTGACGAGGCACATCGGATGAAAGATTCTGGCAAGGGGTGGATCGTGAATAAATATCCGCTTGTGGATCTGCGTATGTCTCGCCATAATTGCCAAAAATGGTTAAACCGCAACGGTTTCCCCGAACCCCCAAAATCTGCTTGTATTGGATGTCCTTATCATGCAAATGATCGATGGCGAGATATGAAACTCCACCAGACGGATGAATGGGACGATGTGGTGAGATTTGACCACGCACTTCGGGAGCAGCCTTATCCAGGTGTAACTGGTATGGTCTATACTCACCGAGACTGCATCCCGATAGACGAGGTAGATCTCACGACAGCGGAAGACCACGGTCAAGTTGATATGTTCTCTGCCGAGTGTGAGGGTTATTGCGGATTTTAATCTCAAACGAGGAGTGGTCTTGACAATTTAAATTCAGAAACGTATATTTTCAAATGGAGGATTTTATCCAGGCCATCCCAAGCCAATGAAACTGAAAGATCTGGTACCAGATCCCCACAACGCCAACAGGGGGACCGAACGAGGCCGGGCCATGCTTGAGGACTCACTCAAGCAATATGGTGCTGGCCGTTCTATATTGGTGGATAAGCACGGTAGGGTCATCGCTGGAAATAAGACCCTGGAGACGGCTATCGAGTCAGGATTTGACGAGGTAGAGGTTATTCAGACAGACGGTAAGAAGATAATTGCTGTCCAGAGAGTGGACCTTGACCTGCTTAAAGATGACTCGGCAAGGCAACTGGCATACGCAGATAACAGAGTCTCCGAAGTAGATCTGGAGTTCGACACCAGTAAAATTCTCGAAGATTTGGATAGGGGCCTTGATTTTAGTGGATTGTGGAGTGGCGAAGAATTAGATAAGATGCTACACGGAAAATCCGAAGAGAAACCAGAGAAAGAATTCACCCAAGAGTTACTTGAAGAGCATAATTACATAGTCCTGTATTTTGATAATTCCGCAGATTGGTTGGCGGCTCAAGAAACTTTTGGTATTGAAACGGTCCAATCTCTCAAGAATACTTCGGATTATGAACATTCCAGGGGTGTGGGTAGAGTGATAAGGGGTGATAATGTGGTGAGGAGATTAAATGGTGGTGGTTAGCCCCTCATACAAAAGGGCTGGAAATATATCTGTGAGAAGGTTTTACCCTGATACCGTTCTTGCGGTTCATGAGTTTGAAGCAGGAGAATACAAGAAGAAAGATGGGGAACCTATATTGATCATTCCCGACAGTCTCAGGGGGAACATGGGAAAGGTGAGGAATTTTATTGTTGAGTCTTTTGGTGATGTTGTGATGCTGGATGATGACGTGGTGTCAGTGGGTAGATTCGACTCAAGGGTTAATGATTTTCAAGGTAAGTCATACGATAAGAATGAATTTGAAAGTTTCGTTGACCACGGATTCAGGATGGCTGAAGAATTGGGCGTGTGTCTTTGGGGTGTGAATCTTCAGTCAGATCCTAAATTCTATAGGGCATACAGCCCTTTTTCTTTCCTTTCTCCCGTACTCGGACCTTTTTCTTGTATCAGAAAGAACCCGATAAGGTACGACGAAAGACTCTCCTTGAATGAGGACTACGACTATTTTCTTCAGCACATCCAACGGTATCACAAGACCTTAAGGTTCAACTGTAATTGGTATAAAGCGGGTCATTTGAGTCAAAGGGGTGGGTGTGGGGCATATCGAACGATGAAGGAGGAGAAAGCACAGTCTGATCTTATGATTCAGAAGTGGGGGAGGGGTGTAGTTAGATATGATCTTAAGAAGTCTACCAATCCTAGACTGAGAGTCCCGATTAATGGTATTTAATAGGATTAAGATTTGCCCACAGGCATAAAAATAGAGGTGGATGGCGACTTCCTGATCAAGATGGGTCAGCTCGGTATGCTCGATCCTCTCGACAAGGAGGTCGCTGCGTTCATCGGGATAACTCCCGAGGCATTCCATCGACTCAAAAAACGGCATCCCAAAATTCAGCAGTACCTGGATGAGGGCAGAGCAAGAGGCACAACGAGTATCAGGCGGCAGCAATTCAAAAAGGCGATGGACGGTGACACCACGATGCTGATCTGGCTCGGCAAGCAGAAGTTGGGTCAGACGGACAAACGACACATTGACCAGGTCATCAGTCAGAAGAAGGACATCAAGGAATTCACGGACAGGGAACTCCACGAGATCATAGCCAATGACACAGACTCAGATCTTGCCCAGCACCGCCGAGGCAGGAATGGAAGTGCTCGGAAGAAGACAGGCACGTAAGAAACTCATAAATTTTACCGAGTTTACCTACCGGGCATATCAGACAGCCAAGCACCACAGACTGATCGCCAAGTCTCTGGAGAGAGTGGAGAAGGGTCTGTGCAAGCGGCTGATGATTTTTATGCCACCCAGGCACGGCAAGTCGGAACTTGCCTCGATCAGATTCCCGGCGTGGTATATCGGCAGGAACCCTACCAAGTCGGTGATTGCCACATCATACGCCCAGGAACTCGCGTCTCACTTTGGGCGTCAGGTCAGGAACTTGATGCAGACGCAGGAGTATAGAGCCTTATGGGGCAACCTCCTGACCGAAGACTCTACCGCAGCGCATCGCTTTGATACGTCTGAGGGCGGGGCGTATCTTGCAGCTGGAGTGGGTGGGCCGATCACAGGACGAGGCGCGGACCTGCTCCTGATTGACGATCCCGTGAAGTCCAGGGAAGATGCGGAGTCTCAGACGTACAGGGACAGAGTGTGGGATTGGTACAAGGGGACGGCTTACACCAGATTGCAACCCGGTGGAGCTATTGTCTTGATACAGACGAGATGGCATGATGATGATCTTGCGGGAAGAATCCTGGAGGATTCATCCGGCGAATGGGAGGTGCTGACGCTTCCGGCTCTTAGGGACAACAAGGCGTTATGGCGAGAGTGGTATCCGGCGGAGGCACTGGAGAACATCCGCCAGACTATCGGTCCTAGAGAGTGGAGTGCTCAGTATCAGCAAGAACCTGTGCCGGACGAGGGAGACTATTTCAATCGAGGCTGGATCAATTACTACGACAAGTTGCCGGACGAGAGAGCTGTGGGGACTCTGGCGTATTACGGAGCCTCTGATTATGCGGTCACGGACGGCGGAGGAGATTGGACGGTACATGGGGTGATCGGGATAGATCCTGCCGAGAACATCTACGTCCTCGATTGGTGGAAGGGGCAAACGTCAAGCGATGAATGGGTCGAGGCTGTCATCAGCCTGATGGACAGGTGGAAGCCGTTCTGTTGGGGTGAGGAGTCAGGACAGATCGAGAAATCAATAGGACCGTTCTTGACCAAGCGGATGATGGAGAGAAAAGTCTTCTGCCGCCGAGAGCAATTCGTATCGAGCAGGGACAAACCGACAAGGGCGAGGTCGATACAGGCCAGGATGAGCATGGGTAAGGTCTTCTTCCCGAGAACTGCATGGGCAGACGATCTCATCTCTGAGGTTTTGAGGTTTCCGGCAGCGGCTCATGACGATCAGGTAGATGTGCTGAGTCTTTTCGGCCGGATGCTGGATGAGATGCTCCGAGGGCAGACAGCCAAGATCCCAGAAAAAGCCAGACCCAAAACGTGGAACGATCTTGAGCAGGAATCCAGGCTTGCCAGATATGGGATGCGGCGTGGAGTATCCTATGCAGTAGGGAACGGAGAATAGACTCAGGTGGACTGATGCTAACAGAAAAAATTGTTGATATATTAGATCAGGCGATGGATGATATGTGGCGATTAGCCGTTGAAGAAATTGAGGATTACCGAGAACGAGCAGAGTTCCTCAAGGAGGTTGAGATCATAAAATCCGTTTGCAGGAACTTCAAAGATTTGAGGGATGGGTCCAATGGCTTACCCGACATCGAATAAAGATCGAGCCTCGTGGTGGCAACGGCACATAGAGCAATCTACGAAGCAACTAGACCCATTCTTCAAGGTCGGTCGTAGAATACTGAGCATGTTTGAAAACGAGGCTTATACGCAGCGAGAGACAGTCCTACAGGCATCTCAGCACTCTATTGACGGTACCGAGAGGGTGAAGCCGAGTCTCACGTATGCCTGGATAGAGCAGAGTATCGCAAATATGCTATCCCGCAAGCCTCGGTTCAGGGTTCAGGCAAAGCGACGCGACTCAGTGGCTGGGGAAGTCCCTGTGGGCAGAGTCATAAATTATTGGTATGACGACACGGACCAGATGCATCAGGACAGGAAATGTCTGCTGGATCAGATGGTCTACGGGTTCGGCATTAAGAAGATGGGCTGGACCGCAGACATTAAAATGAGTGGCGAGGACCGGGAGTTTTTGTCTGACTCGGCAGAACTCCAATTTGATGATCCTGACGAGGAAAATCTCTGGCTGGCTACGGGCACTCCTACCAAAATATTGCAAGACCATGACCACATAGGTCACAACGAGAAGCATCGACCCTTGATGGATGACAGGACCATTGCGGACGATATCAAGGAGATTATCCAGGAACACATTGATGAGCATGTTGAAAGAGCAAACCGTGCGGAGGCTACTACGCATATCGATGTGCAGGAGGAATCTCCGTTCGGTCTGAGATGGTGGCCCGAGGATTTCCGTATTGATCCTTTGGCGAGGGATGGCCTCAAGGACGCACGATGGATTGCTTTCCGATCAGTGAAACCCATCGAGGAGGTCAGGGATAATCCAAATTATAATCGACAGGCAGTCAACGCCTTACAACCTCAGAGGATGGAGGATGCGCCTGACATAGATTCCACTTTCCAGGAGGAGGACGGGTTCGGGATGGTGACGGTGTGGGAGATATGGGCGCGGAACTTCAAACTGAGCGGCAGACGCAGACGTAACGTGATGGCGGTCATAGCGGAGCAAGGTGCAAAGGGATCAGAAAGTCCGGTGTTATTGAGGCATGAGGACGAATGGCCTTACGATACCTTGAAGGGTTATCCCTCGGTATTGTTGCCACCTGCGCTTCAGGGTGTCAAGACATGGCTTCAGAAGCCGACACTCAGCCTCGCTGGATTCGATAATATCCAGTTACTTGTCAACGAGCTGCTCGATTCGTTCCTCGCAACTATCCGTAAGCAAAAAAATATCATCTTCTACGATTCCAACGTCTTCCAGAACGATGAGGTAGACATAGCAGTTGCTTCTCCTGGCGATGCGGCTATAGGTGTCCCCGGCTTGTCCCAGGCGGGTCTGGGATCTGTTGTGCCGTTACCGTTCCTCCAGATCCCAGGGGATAAGGGACAATTTTTGAGTCTGATCACGAGTCTGGGAGATAGAGCGGCGGGAACACCTCAACCCATTGACTCAGGATCAGATACAGCTACGGAGTCAGCGATCAAGGAGAGGCGTACCACTGCCCGAGAGGGTCTGAGGATAGATGCCTTTGAGAAATTCCAGGTTGATACAGCCACCATTATCTGGAGACTGCACACGCAATTCCAGCCAGAGATGGAGGTAGAAATAGATGAGAGAGCCAGAGAATTCTCCACGGTCGATGAACGAATTGTCAAGGGGGCATTCCGGTTTAGCATAGATGTTTCCTCGGCAGTCACAGCTCAAGCACTGGAGCGGAAACAGTGGCTGGATCTCTTGAACTTGTTGTCGGGTATGGTGGAGATCTCGGTGCAACAGGGTATGCCGCCACCGAACCTGCCGAAGATTGCAGAGCAGTTACTCGTCCGAGGCTACGATGTCATGAACCCCGAGGAGCTGTGGCCAGCTATCGAGCAGAGCATAGGTGCGGAGAATCCACTGGCACAGGCACTACAGCAACAGATCGGCCCTAACGGTCAACAGACTGGGCCGATTAACAGGCAGCAGTTCGCACAACCTGCGGGTAACGAGGCCGCACAGATCAGGGAGTCGGTGCAATTATGATGATGCTCCCACCCAAGCCATCGGGTGTTCTGGATGCTCTCGGGATCAGGGAAGCGGCAAAACAGGTGCCTATATTTCCTCTGCCCTTTGAAGAACCTATCAGCAAGGGAGTGGCACATGGTATCGAGTCACTCACTGGATATGCTCCGAACGTCACGGGTGCTGATTTGTTGGATATGATTCTGCCTCAAGATCCAGGGGAGGCGATGTTCGATATTGTTGGTCCTCTCGCAGTGCAGCAAAGAGTGCTAAAGAAAGCGGCGGGAGGAGTATCTTCGATACTCAGGGGCAAGGTTCCGAAAGATGTTCCGATCTCAAAAGATCCGACAACTTTCTACCACGGCACAAGAACACCAGAGCCGTTTGAGTATAAAGAGGGCTTTGAGGTTGGTGGTCCCAGGCAGCAGTTTGATGAGTTTGCAGAACAGACTTCAGATTTTATTGATGTGGGATCTGGTCCTGATCCGAGCAGTTATTTGGGTGTGTCCTTTGCCTTCACTCCAGACATCGCCAGCAAATTTGCAACAGGAACATCAAAGGCTGGAAATATTGCGATGCGCGGATTCGGAGAAAGTGCTGGCAGAGTCATTCCGGCGAAACTTGGGGTGGTAAACCCAAAGAAGTTTGCAGATGATTTTGAACTCCAGGACTTCCTTTTTAACCAAAAGGCAGAAGGCGTAGGTTTTGAGGATGGCATCGATATCATCGCGAACTTTGATGAGGAAGCAGCAGAAAAACTTTTCAATCAGTACCAAAAAGGTGGGGCATCCGTAAGGAATGAGATCAACAGAGATATTGTAACTGAGTTGGGCAGACTTGACGATCCATCTCTTGCAGACGACTTTGCAAGAGATCTTGCAGAGTCTGCGAAAAGAACACTCAAGGACAAAGGCCATGACGCAGTGATTCACAAGAACGTAATAGAAGGTGGAGATGCCATTATTGTGTTCGACCCTGAAAAGGTCGAGTTTTTAGATGAGTCGATCAAGGCGATGCAACTCTCTGATGATGAACTCTTGCAGCAGTTGGGGAAGATGGATTTCAAGGAATACGGAAAATTCGGGGACGAACTTGCCAAACTCAAGGCTGACCCTGAGATAGTGGCTGGAGAGATGGTGGATGGGCTTCGCGTGACAGACGACATTCCCAACCTATCATCAATAAGTGCAAGCGACATGGAAGAAATAGGTGGTGGGGTACGAAAAATGTCACTTTCTGGATGGCATGCGAACCCAGAAAAAATGTTCTATGCCGCTGATGACATTGAAAGAACGCACGCATTGGCAAAGCGAATTCAGGAAAGCGGGGAAATAGACCCATTGATTATTGCCTTCAGAGAAGATGGACCATATGTCCTGGAGGGATTACATAGACTTGGTGCATTGTACTTACTTGGGAAAAAGTCCTTTCCGGCTTTGGTGGTGAAAGAGATATTTTAATAGAGTTGGGGTTATAATGCCCGCTTACGACTACAAGTGCAAGGATTGTGGGTATACGGAGACGTATTACCAGATCCCCTATGATGCCCGATTTAAACTGCAAATGTGCAGCGAGTGTGGATACTGGGCTGAGTACCAGTTCCCAATCGATGCGTTAAACGGTTTCCAGCCGTTCGCTCCTTACTACGATGAGTGCCTGGATGGAGACATCACCTCACGTAGGGACCGCAAGGAATTTCTCAAGGCTGAGGGTCTGGAGGAGGCCGGAGACAAGCGAGGTGGCAGCAGGTTCTTTGACAAGCACGCACCTCACCATATCAAACCTATGCCACCAACGGGAGTCAGTGTGTGGCAATCCAGGGAGCAGCAGAAACGAGAAGTCGAAAAGGCCAATAAGATGAGAGATGTTGAGGGACTAGGTTAACCGGGAGAGACTAATGGCTGAGGAAAAATTAAATAACGACAATCCTGTCGCCGAAATCCATGATGCTCAAGCGGCGGGATTGATGGCAGATCTTCAAAACACACTCGGTAGAGTGACGGACGGACAGGCCAACAGCACGGACACGACAACCGATGGGATCGTGGCACCAGCTGGCAGTGAGGACTCGGCAACCAATGGGACCGAGACACCACACACGGATCTCCAGTCCATAAGAGCAGCACTTCCCAGTAACCAAGCAGAGGCGGTTGCGAAGATTTTTGCTGACAATACTCGCCTCCTTAATCAAGTCAGGGAGTTAGAGGTTCGCGGAGAGGAGCAGTTGAAGAACACTGTCGATACCGCCGTAAATACAGCACTGAGGGAACAGGCAGTTGCGGATTCGGGATACGAACCCGATGATCCTTTGGCAGCCGTAACTTCGGAGCAGAAGCATCTATTTCTCAGGATCGCTGACGAACTTGGTTTCGTTAAGTCTGGAGACCTCAAAGCACAAGAGGCTGTAGACTTTGTAGCGAAGGAGAATGTCAAGGCGGTAGAGGTTTTCGGTGAGTCTCTGGGCCAGCTCGATTCCGTGGGTGGGATCATCTTGTCCAAAGACGCCAAGTCGATGATGACACCGATTTACAATCGACTGTCGATTGACGGCAAGCCACCTCCAAAACTTACCTATAACGATCTGATGAAGATTGGAACGTACGATGCCTTGAAAAAACAGGTGTCGGACTTAAAGGCGAGTCTGGGTGAAACAGATGAGACGTTGAGAATCAAAAACCTGCAACGTGCTCAGACGGAGGGTCCAGGTGCGTCAGTGGCAACGTCTGTCAGTCTGAGGGGAGAGAAAGGCACTCCCGCAGATAAGAGGGACAACGTCATGGCGAGGGCATTCCAGTTGGCGAAGCAGCAGCAGTCTCGAAATCAGAGAGGATAACTAAGTGGCAAACGAAACGTCATTGACCCTGTCGTATGGGCCACTATTGACAAGCACTCTCTTCAACTACCTGGAATCCGGTTCGTTTGCGGATAATATCGCAGACGCAACTCCGACACTGGATTATTATCTGTCGGGGGATCGGATCAAACTCACAACGGGTGGGGAGAGGCTTTCGGTGGCAATCATGCACGAGTTGAACAGCACCGCTCAGTCCTATACGGGATACGGCGTGCTGGACACCTCGGAGAGCACGGGTTTTACCCGTGCGTTCTTCACGAACAAACTCTATGCCGTAAGCATCGCCATCAACGGCGATGAGTTAACGGCAAACATGGGTGAGGCTCAACTGTTTGATCTGTTGAACGGCAAAACGTCTCAGGCAGAGATCTCTCTTGCCAACCTGCTGTCAACGGATCTGTTTTCGACTAGCGCAGATGGTGCTTCCGGTATCACGGGACTCGGTCTCCAGATCGACTCCACTGGGACGTACGGCACGATTGACCGCTCCTCGAATACGGCGTGGGCTTCCAACGAAGCGTCAGTAGGTGCGGCGGCAACGAATTTGCTGCCGAATCTCAGGACTCAGTATAACAACGCGACTCAGGGCAAGGGCGGGATGTCCTCGAAGCCTGACGCCATTGTATTCACGCAGACCAACCATGAAGCGTTCGAGGCGTTGATGTTCCCGTTCTTGCAATACACGGGTTCCTCAACGGCTGACAACTCTGTAAACGCAGGATTGTCTGACTTGCGTTACAAGGCTGCTCGAACATGGTGGGATGCAGATGCGACTTCGGGTACGGCTTTCGGTCTGAACTCTGCCCATTCCTGGCTTGCTGTTCACCGCAACCGGAATATGGCGATGGCTGAGGGCGGATTCCAGAAGCCTGTCAACCAGGATGCGCTCGTCACCCAGGTGCTGTTCAAGGGCAACCTTGTCTCGAATGCACCGAAAAAGTTGTTCAAACTCACAGGTATCACCTAAAGGAGGATCATCATGGCCGTAGGTGATATCACCAGAGATACGGGGATGCCAATACCGCTACGGGGTGGCTTTATGCGACTCACGGGCACCATCGAAGCATCCTCAAGCGCAACAGCGTTCGCGCTTCTGCCGACAACCTCAAGATTGGTTTCTGTGCAGGTTGTCGGAGAAGATGGCTTATCTGTGGCGGAGGTTGACCTGAACGTCAACGCTTCAGATTCAGCAACCGTGGGGACGGCGAAAATAGCCACAAATGATCCTACGGTGCGAACGCTTCGATACGACTGCATTTATGCAGGTTCGTAGGAGGTAATATGGCACAGGAAATGAGCGTTGGCTTCAATGAAGCGACGAAAATCTACATCGGTGTAACGAACGCCGAAGGTGCAGAGCTGGAACCTGGAAAAGTCGTGGAGTGGGAAACTACCACAGACGATGACGACCAGGGATATGCGGTTGAACTGGTGGATGCCGCGATCTCCACGACCGCAGGTCTGGGGGGTCATAAATGCGCCGGGGTCGTAGACTCTACGATAGCGTCAGGCGCAACGGGGAGGTTGCAGATTTACGGTCCAGACCTCGTCAGGGCGTCCGCAAGTCTCGATGTCTCGAAACTGGTAGCTGCGGGATCAATCAACGCCACCAACAAGGGACATGTTACTACCGTGACGGGACACTCCGATCACGGTATTAACTACATCGAGGCTCTGGTGGGTTGGACTCTGGAGAATGGTCCTAACGCCACCAACTCGACAGTGCAGCTGTATTTGCAGTAGCGTCAAAACCGGGAGACGGCATGAACGTGATGGTGGGGGGGTGCCCGAGGTCGGGCACCTCCTGCATTACCGATGCGTTGAGCCGATGCGGATTAGACCTCGGTCAGAGACTGAGTAAGATCCGCAGAAAATCAACACATCAAAGACTCGCCACAGAAGATCCAGTTTTTGTCGCAGCTAATACGCAGGTGTTTGAAACTGCTGACTGCGACAGGAGGCGTGCGGAATCGTTCTTTGACAGCAAAATACAGCGGGAAGGTGTTGACAGGGTTTTTGATGACAAGACAGATCCGTGGGTACTGAAAGATCCTATCGGAGTCTCGCTGCTCTACCCTCTCTGGCGAAAAGTGTTGAACGAGAGAGGAATAAAGTTTCGCGCAGTCTTTGTTCTCAGACATCCATCATCGGTGATTTCTTCGGGGTCATCATTCTTCTCTATCAGGCCGGATCGCATGGCAAAGATCTGGTGGCAGACCTATCAATCCCTACTGACCTGGACTACTCTGTATCCTGACGATTTCAGGTGGGTTCTGTTCCCTCAGTTGCTGGGGATGGAGACGGCGACACTGGATTCTCCAGAACCAATAAAATGGAGGGAGTCTTATAATCATAATTTTGTAAGGACACCGATAAGGGATTTGCCGGGGAAGTTCCATCAACTGACAAGGCTTTATGAATACCTGGAGAACAAGTGCGTAACGTAATTGTGACAGGTGTTCCGAGGAGCGGCACGTCATGGTTGGCATCAGTATTTGTTAATCATGGATTTGATCCCGGCAGACGAGCCTTCGAGGAGTCTAAAAAATATCATGCGAAGGTAGAGCCGCCCAGGTGGGAAGATCCGTGGGTGTTGAAAGAAAATAATCAGTCGTTCTCATTCTCTGAGGGCCATCCCATGATGCCTCCTGATCACGTCTGGTCGACTCCATCACCTTCGTTTGTTGAAGAAGTCTTGTCAGACAAAAAAGAGCCGTGGGTCATCAAAGACCCTGGATTTTGTTTTACCCTGCCGATGTGGATGGAGCTGGATCTTGACTTTGTAGTCTGTGCCACACTCAGGCATCCGTGGTCGTGCGTTAAGTCGCTGAACGAGTCGGTTTCGTTCCCCGAGTCGAGATGCCCCAAGATCTGGTGGCGGTACATGATTAATCTTGTCGGATTATCTTGCAGCATTCCAGTAAACTGGGTAAGTTTCCCAGAACAGAACGGCATAAAGTCTGCTGTTGGATCAACTGGTTGCACGTACAAAAAGACAGATTCATTCCACGATATATTTATTCACAATCAACCCGAGGATGTGCCAGACGAGTATCGGCACCTCTTAAACCTTTACACCGATATTTTAACACCGCTGGAAAACCGGGAGATATTTGAACATGGAACTAAGTGACAAGGCAAAGGCGGCGAACGTCCTTGTGGCAACTCCAAACTATACAAACGAGTTGTCATCAGAGGTCCACGTCAACCACATCGAACTTGCGGTCAACTGGACCAAGTGGGGATTGAGTTTTAACTGTGTTTTGATTGGCAGGACGTTTGTTCATTTCGCCAGGACACAGATGGTGGAACTCGTTTTAAAGCCAGCAGACAACGACAAACCCCTCGGGCATCCAGAATACAAACCGTTTTATTCGCATGTTTTGTGGTTGGATGATGACGCAGTAATCGAGCCGGATCTGCTTCTGAGGTATATCGACTTTGACAAGGATGTGGTGATCTCACCGTACCCGATGAGGAGGCCCGGTTACGAGATTGGGGTCTTGACTTCCGTTGCACATAAATGTGATTGTGGGTGGTACGGCTATATATTGTGGTCCTACGAAGACAAGAAGGTCATTACAATCGAAACCCTGGAGGAGCTGAGGGGAGAGATTGGAGACGCACCGGACGAAGAGGCTGGGCCGGAAGGTTGCCCAGCGAACGAAGATGAGATCGTCTGCCCCAAATGCGGGAGCCGGGAAATGTGGAGAGATTTCCACAACCACAGGGCATATCGAAACCTCTCTACGTTCCACAATCTTGACCGGGGTTTGATCGAGGTGGACGGAGGCGGCACACACGCAATGCTTGTCAAGACCGAATCGTTTTATGATCGAAGGGGTCAGGTTGGTGGTCCTGATGCGATGCCTACCGAGGTCACGAATATCGTCAAGTTTATCAAGGATAACTTGAACGAAGAGGATCAGCAGCGTTATGACCACTACCTGGGTGACATCCCCGATGAGACTCATAATTTTGTCGAGGAGTATCAGTCAGGGAAGCCGTACTTCTTGATGCCGAAGAGGGGAACAGAGGATATGTATTGGTGTTACCGTGCAAAACGGAAGGGCATCAAAACCTTCTGCGACTCAGACTCCTTCGCTGGGCATGTCGGATTTGCTCCAGTTATTACCAGAGGTTTCAGGGATGCTATTGAGCGAAGCAAATACGGACTCGGAAACGGCGAAAGAGAAGTGAAGATCCAGAAACTCCAGACAAACGAGGACGATAAGTTTTTACCGATCAGGAAGCCGGGGGTGCATGTAGACAAGGCATCGAATATTATATGATCCCAAACGTGCCACCTGATGGGGATATCAACCTTAACGCTTTGGGGTTTGACGTTGACGGGAATCCAAGAGTTGATGTCCTGCGGTGTAAGACTTGCAGGAAGGGACTCGATACCTCTGAAACCAATATTCTGTTTTGCCCTTACTGTCTCGGGAACGAATGGACAAGCAAGACGGGAATCTTAACATTTCCTGAGCAGGTAAGGCTCTACCGAATGACAGGCTTTTGGTTTACAACGCCAGCGAACGGGAAATGGAATAAGTTTTTCGGGAGACTGTTACCGTGAA